CCCCTGCCCACTCCCGTGCCGGTCCCGGCACCACCGGCTCCCGCTCCGACTCCACCCCCGGCTCCTCCGGTGGTCGTGACTCCCGCCCCGGCACCGCCGACGACACCCCCAACACCCCCGGTGCCGGGGTCGGCTGCCACCCTGGGCCAGATGGCCTCGGCCATCTATTGGAAGGAGACCACCCCGCTCACCCTGGCGCACCGCCCGCTGCCGATCACCCAGGCCGATGATCAGTACGGGCACACCCTGTCGGCCCGTGCCGAGGGTCTGGTCACCCAGGCCCTGATTGCCGACCTGGCCAAGCGGCTGGGCACCAATGTGGAGACCGTGACGGCCTCGGTCCTGGCCAGCCTCACCCCGGTGGCCTCCAAGTGAGGACCATCACCCGCCAGCGCGACCAGTGGGCGTTCTTCCACTACGCCGCCGACACCCCGCCCCAGCCACAGCAGCCACCGCAGCCGAAGGCGGCCGGTCCCACCCCGTCCGCTCAGCCTGCTGCTCCCCCAGCCCCGGGCGCACCATCGGCTCAGCCCCCGCCGGGGGCTCCGGGTGCCCCGCCAGCGCAGCCGTCACAGCCCGCCCAGCCCTCCCTGCCCGCCGGAATGCCCGGGCCGTCCACCGAGTCCGCAGCGCCGGTGGCGGGTTATCCGGGTTCGCGTGCCCCGCATCAGACCGACCTGTCCTCGGCCCCGCTGTTCGGACCCAACACCTTCGGCGAGATGGCCATCGCCCAGGAGAAGAAGGAGCAGGGACGCCAGTTCCTGCCTCCCAGTAGCTCCACTGCAGCCCCGGCGGGGGCTCCCGATTCCTCCCCTGGTGGGGCCCCCGATGTCGGCGGGGCCAACCCTTCTTCTTCCGGCCCAGGCGGAGGTCCGGGCCAACCAGGCACCCCCGACAAAGACGGCATTCTGCCCAATGCACGTCCCCTTTACGACCAGCTGATGAAAGCCTTCCCCGGCTCCACCATCGGGGGCTACCGGGTGGATGACTACCACGAACACGACCACGGCGCGATGGACTACATGACCACCGACCCCGTCCGGGCCCGCCAGGTCATGCAGATGGCCTTCGATGCGGGTGCCCCCTACGTGCTCTGGCAACAGACCCAATGGAATCGTGACGGCACCTCTTCGCACATGGACCCTCGGGGCAGTCCGACGGCGAACCACATGGATCACGTGCACATCGCTCCGTTCACCCCGGCGGTATCGGTTCAGACCCCTACTCGCACCTCCAACCGCCCGCGGGCACGGGTGCACGGACGGCGCATCCTCACCCAGCGCGAGCTGTACGCCGACGCCATGCCGTGTGATCCGACCAAGGACCCCAGCAGTGGGGGCTGTTCCACCGCCGCTCCCGCGGGGGCCCCCGGAGGGGGCCCGGCTCCCCCCAAGATTCCCTCGGTCCCCCAGCCGGGCGGTCCCAGCAGCACCGGTCCTAGTGCGGGTCCCAGGGCCCCGTCCAGCTCGGGGGCAGGGGGTCCGGGAGCCCCGGTCAATTACAACCCCAGTGCGGGCGTGGAGCAGTGGCGTCCCCAGGCCGAGGAGGCGCTGCGCCGCAACGGGCTGCCCACCTCGATGGCCGATCAGGTGCTCCACCAGGTGCAGACCGAGTCTTCCGGCGATCCCCATGCCATCAACCTGACCGACTCCAATGCTCAGGCCGGGCACCCGTCGCAGGGCTTGCTGCAGACCATTCCGAGCACCTTCCAGACCTATCACCTGCCCGGCGACTCCAACGAGATCACCGATCCACAGGCCAACATGGACGCCGCGGTCAACTATGCCCTACACACCTACGGCCCCACGCTGATGAGTGACGGCGGCGGCCTGGGCTCGGGACACGGGTACTAAGGGGGTCTGACCATCGGTTTTCACCCTAACGAGCAGCTGCGCCTGTTGGAGCAGGGCCTGGATGTCACCCGGGTGCTGCACCAGGCGATGGGCAAGCGGGTGCCGTGGCGCTCCATCATCGAGTTCGCCACCAGCGAAACCTATTGCAACCAGAGCCTGTATCCGCGCCAGCAGACCCTGCTGCGGCTGATCTACCTAGAGACCGAGCGGATGACCCAATACGACCGCGACGTGATAGACGAGTGGCGGGAGGGTTTCACCAGCGACCTGGCCGTCTGCGGGGTGCAGCCCGACATCTGGGAGAGGATCGAATATCTCAAGCACCGCGGTTACCGGCGCTTCCCGCACATCCAGCTGGTGTTGGGCCGTCGTGGTTCCAAGGGTCTGATCGGTGCGCTGCTGGCGGTGGAGATGATCGCCCGGCTGATCGCCCTGGACAACCCGCAGAAGGTATACAACATCCGCGAGGGCAAGGACGTGTTTTTGAACGTCGGTGCCACCTCCCAGACCCAGGCCCAGCGCCACCAGTTCGCCGACATCCGCGACATCGTGGAGGCCTGCGCCTGGCTGCAGCCCTACATCGCCGAGACCAAGGACCACCAGCTGCGCCTGCGCACCCCGGCCGATGTGCGCCGCATCGCCCAGCGCAAGGCCGAGGGCATCCCCATCGAGCACCTCATGGCCAGCATCTGGGTGGTGGCACTGAGTGCCTCCTCGGTGGCCGCTCGTGGTGCCACCGCGTTCGCCAACTACTTCGATGAGTTCGCCTTCCACGTGCAGGGTTCGGGCTCGATCAAGTCCGGTGAGGAGATCTACGAAGACTGGTCCCCGTCGCTGGGCCAGTTCAAGCAGGAGGCACTGACCTACGTGCCAAGTAGCCCGTTCTGCCTGAGTCCGATGACCCAGGTGCTCACTGAGGACTTGCGGTGGGTGCCGGTGGGATCATTGCAGGTGGGGGACCGGCTGATCGGGTTCGATGAGTTCGTGCCGGGCGGCAAGGGGCGGGGCCGCACCTGGCAGCCTGCCGTGGTCACTGAGACATCGACCATCCAGGCCCCGCGCTATGTCATCACGATGGCCAACGGCAAGAAGCTGGTATGCACCGGGGAGCACCTCTGGCTATCACGGCGCTCCCAGTACGACCCCACCTGGGTGAAGACCACTGCGCTCAAACCAGGCGACAAGATCAAGGCGATGGGGGTGGACCCGTGGGATGAGGACGAGTCTAGGGATGCGGGGTATCTGGCTGGGTTCTTCGATGGTGAGGGCTACCTGGCCAAGACCTTGGACCTGGGATATACCCAGAATTTTGGGCCGGTGCAGGCGCGGGTGGAGCACCTGCTCAAGGAGCGCCATTTTGAGGTGAGCACCTGGGTCGAGCGGCAGGAGCGGCTGGCCAGGTCACGGATTGCGGGTGGGATTACTGAGCGATTGCGATTCCTGGGCACGGTGCGTCCTGAGCGTCTGCTGGCCAGCTTCCCCGAGAAGTTCTATGGCAGTCGCATCTATGGCAATAGGAAAACGGGTCTGTCCGAGGACGTGGTGGTGACCGTGCGTCAGGTGGAGGACGGGCCGGTGACGGCGCTGGGCACCTCTACCAACACCTTGGTGGCTGAAGGATTGCTCTCACATAACACTAAAGTTGGCAAGTTCTTTGAACTTTACCAACAGGGCCGGGTGCTGATGGGGTCCTACCAGAGCAGCCAGCTGGCCATCGAGGCCCGCCAGGAGATCCGCAACCTACACGCCCAGACCGACCTCGATGAGGTCGAGCTGAAGGCCGATCCCACTATGCTGATCCTGCAAGGCCCCAGCTGGATGCTCTATGAGGACTGGGAACGCGGCGCGGAGCTGACCGGATTCCAGGCCCCGTTCCCGCCCGAGGACGATCTGTCCTCCGAAGTGCAGCAGCGCCGCCAGATCCACAACCCGGAGAAGTTCGCCGTGGAACGCCTCGGCCAGTTCGCCGAGGTGATGGGGGCCTACCTGGACAAGCACAAGGTCGCCGCCATGTTCAAGCCGGTGCGCTGGCGTGAGCCCGAGTTCCTAGAGCCCACCGCCTTCGGGCGACTCGACCACACCTACCGCATCCACGTCGACCCGTCGGTGACCGGGGCCAACTTCGCGCTGTGCATCGGGCACACCGAGCTGGCCCCCTGCGACCGTTGCGGGGCGGTCACCCTGGACCCCGAGCCGCACGAGTGCACGCTGGCCACCTGCTGGAAGGACGAGGCCGGGAACCGCGGTATGCACTGGCCGCACGTGATGATCGACCGGCTCAAGGTGTGGCGAGCCATCGACTTTGAGAAGAACCCCGACACCCAACGCCACGAGATCGACTACACCATCGTGGAGCGCGAGCTGGACGAGATCCTCTACCACTTCCCGTCCACCACCAAGTTCTCCGCCGACCAGTGGAACAGCGTCGGCTTTTTGCAGCGGCTGCGCAACAAGTACGCCCCGGCCATCCGGGTCATCGAGGAGACCGCCACCGCGGGGACCAACTGGTCACGTGCAGAGAAATTCAAGTCGGCGATCAACCTGGGCTGGGTGCACTCCTACCGGGATCACTTCTACGGCGACGGTGAGTCGCTGCTGGAAATGGAGTGCAACTTCCTCTCGGAGAAAAACGGCAAGGTCTACAAGCAGGAGTTCGGCCCGGTGCAGACCAAGGATCTCTACGACGCGGTCTCGGTGGTGGTCACCGACCTGCTGCACACCGCCCTGGAACGCTGGGAGCGCTCCCGGCTGACCGCGCACACCATCGGGTCCTCCAATGTCCCCGGGCTGCGCAGTGGCCGCGAGTTCGACCGGCTGGCCGCGATGATCGGATCGCCCTCCACCTACCGGCGGGGTCACCACGGCTCAGGACGGCGGTCCTGGGAGGAATTGGACAACTACAACCTGGCGCGTCGGCGTGGTGCACAGCGCGACCCGTATTACGCTACCCGGTCGAGGTTGCGCGACATCACGGAGCGCAACAAGAACTAAAAGGAGTGTCGATGAACCTGAAAGACGGCAGAGCCTTAACCGCCCCGGCCGAGGATATCGACACCCGATTGGACGAGCTGACCAAGGCGGCAGCACGCCGGGTGATCGCCGCCAACGCCACGGGGGCCGATCTAGACGAGATGATCACCGATGCCACCGAGCTGATGATGATGCTGGGTGTGCACCCGGCCCAGCACGATGAGGACTTCCTCAGTTCCGAGGAGCCGTTCATCTCCTGCCGCCGCGCCGGTAGCCGGGCATGAAGCCGGGGGCGCTGCGACCCCTTGCCGAAGGGGCCAACTACACGCGGGCCCCGGCCGCGGAGACCACCGACTGGCGGGCCCAGGCCCGCTGCCGCGACTACGAGCCCGAGCTGTTCTATCCTTTCGGCACCGAGCTGCAGGCCAAGTCGGCCCCGGCCATCCGCATCTGCAACCAGTGCGCGGTCAGGACCGAATGCCGGGACTGGGCGATGAGCCACGGGGAGCTGTTCGGGGTGTGGGGAGGCTTGTCAGAGATCGACCGGGAGGCGCTGCGCACCGGGCATCGCCGTCACTACCCGCGCACCGCATAGCGAAGACCCCCGAGTCAGCATCTCGGGGGTCTTCCTCCGCTAGTTCCTACGCAGGTCTGGGCTCTCCCGCTCGATCATCAGGGTCATGGCCCAGCCTTTGCCGCAACGGTTTCGGCGTTGACGCGCTAGCGGTCCATCAAGCTGTCATTCTCCAAGGTGGTGAATGTCGACCGGCTCGTCGCACGGGGCCAGCAGGTCGGCCAGCGTCTGCGGGTGGCAGGCGTTGTCCGGGTGCGGGCTGGTCAGCTCGTGAACATAGGCGGGCAGGAAATCCTCGCCGCCATGCGGCGAGGCCGGTGCCGCCGAGTGCGCCGATCCGCACCCGGCCAGCAGCGCCGTCATGGCCAAGGTCAAGAAGAGTTTCTTCATGGTTCCTCCTGGTTAGTTAGTTGGTTGGTCAGACGAGAACCCAGGCCTTGCCCGCGGGCACGTCCTGGTCGGCGTGGGTGACCGGCACCGGCGCAGGTGGGGGTGGTGGGTGGTGGTCGGTCACCGCGAACCCGACGCCCAGGGCTATCGGGCCCGCGATGAGCACGCTCGCCAGCAGTGTCTTCATCAGACGTTGCTCCCCCCGCCACCAAGGCGACCACCGCGGGCGGCGTTGCCGATGGCGACCAGGTTGGGCCAGAACCGCGGGCAGTAGTTGGCCACCTGCTGGTTGACCGCCTGTACCGACTGCTCCGGGGTGATGTGGTACCACGCGGCCTGGGCCAGCGTAACGCCGAGGGCCACCTGGGCGTCATTGGCGACGTTACCGGTGAAGTCCTGCGCGAAGACGTGGCAGGTCGCTGCCGCGCCGTCGGAGACCGGGTCGACGTTGACGACCATGGGTACCGCATTGGCCGGTCCCGCCAGGGCAATGCCCGCGGTGACCATGGCGGCGGCTACGCCGCCGAGAATTGTTTTCTTCATTTCGATTCCTTCTTTCCTGGTTGTGGGGTGTTTCTGGGGCCTGTTAGTTCAGGCCCCAGAACCCCAGGATGTCCTCGCCCTTCTCGGTAGCTGGGGCGGCGTCAGCCGCCGCCACCGAAGGTTCCCCGGTCGGGTCGAAGGCGGGCATGTCCAGCAACGCCTGGGGGCGCTTGAGGACGGTGGCCTCCGAGCCGTGGTAGGTCTCGTGGTTGCGCACCTCACCGGCAATGGTGATCCGCTGGCCCTCTTCCAGTCCCCAGAAGCTCTTGGCGTTGGAGAAGGCCTTGACCTGCCGCCCGTCATCGAGGGTGACCACGATGAGGTTGGTCTCGCCGAACTTCGACGGGATCTTGCGGAAGGTGGTCAGGGTGCCCTCGACCTCGATCTGCTGCCCCAGGGCACCGACGAATCCCTCAGCGTGGATGACGCCCTGAGCGGGCCGGTCAAAGAGGTAGTCGAGGATGCGCCCAGCGTGGCGTCCGGTCAGCCCTTCGGCGACAAACCCCATGATGGAGGTGAAGTCGGCCTCGGGGATGTCCTTCTCGCCGAGCAGCTTGTTCACCCACTCCAGTTGCTTGGGCGAGGCGAGCTTGGCGTCCGGGTCCTGTATGCCCAACGTGGACGGGGCCACGATCTGGCTCTTGGCGTTGATCAGGGCGTCGATGAGCACCCGGGCATTGCGGCCCGACAGCTCCTCGTTGTGGAAGGCGTCGATGAGCCCCGCGACATAGTCGTTGGGAGCGATCTTCTCGCCCACCAGCCGGGTGATCAGGCCGACCTGGCCCACACTGGGGCCGCGGTCGTGCACGATCTTGCCGTATTGGTTGCGGTAGGTGCCGAAGTCAGCAGTCATGATGTGGTCCTTTCGTAGTTCCTAGCCTATACAACACTATACTAGGGCTAGTTATTCCCCATTGATGAAAATCACCCCCGACCAGGGCAATAGAACTGTGTCGCCAGATCGACCAGGGTGGCGACCTGGGGGATCGTCCAACCCGCATAGACCGGGTCCGAGCGGTACATGAACAGCACCACGGTGGACCGGCTGGCGATGGCCAGGTTCTGGCAGATGATGTGCGCATTGGTGACCACGGTCGGTGGGTCGGTGATGTTGAACCCGGCCTGATGGAATGTCTGCAGAAACGCCCCGTCATGGGTGATCTCCTGGGCGTCGGGCACGTTACGCGGTGTCCACGGCGGCATCGGTGGCTCCGGGACCTCGGGCGACATCGGGGTCTGTGCGGCCGGGGTCGGCGGGACGCCCGAGCCGGGCGGCCACTCGTTATGATCATCCGTCTTCGCGCTCAGCAGGATGGTGGAGGCGATCAACGTGCCGGTCGCCACCAGTGCCGCAGCGCCAGCTGCGATGGTGGTCCATCTGTGTCGCTCTTTGTACGGTTTGGCCGCGGGCGCGTGCTCACCCTCCGACCACGCCTGCGCGCTGATCTGTGGGCCGAACTCGGTGTGACACCAGTCCTCGTAGTCCTCTACTTCCCCGTTGGGGTGGCAGACGAACCCGCCTGTCGGTGGATGCCCACCCGTCCATAGCCTCGTCGCGGTCTGGTCGTCGTGTTCGTCATTGCTCATGGTTCGATTCCTTTTCTGGTTGTTACCCCCCTCAACGTCCCAACCCTACAAAAAATTCCAAATGCTAGGGAATAACTTCCTAGCCCTAGCTGTTATAGGGGGTGATGACACGAAAGGATGTGATGAGCATGACCGCTTGGAGCAACATGATCCGGGGCGTGGCCCTCGGCGATGCCTGGGGCGATCCGAACGAGTTCGGCGCGATTGCCGGGCTCATCAAGGACAACCCACAAGGCCCCGATATTCCCGCTCACTTGCGCATTACCGACGACACCCAGATGACCCTCTACCTGGGGGCCGCGCTGGATGACACCTGGGGCCAAGACATGGCCACCGTCAAGTTGGCCATCGCCGAGGCCTTCAAGACCTATCAGCGCGACCCGGACAACAACCGGGCACCGGGGATCACCGTGATGAGCAGCCTGGGCAGGCTGAACGCAGACGGGTCCAACTGGAAGGTTGCCACCAACCCGACCTCCGACGGTTCGGGCACGGTGATGCGGACCTCCCCCACGGCGTTTCTGTCCAAGGATCGCTGGGTGGGCGTGACCGCCTATGCCGCGGCCCTGACCCACGGCAGCCCCACCGGGATCGCTGCGGCCATTCTCAACGTGGCCATCTTGCGGGACATCCTGGCGGGCAAGGCCACGGTGGGTAACCTGCTCTGGCACGCCCACGCGCTGGCCGACAGCGTGCTCACCGGGGTCAGTGACCTGACCGAGGTGGGGGACTGGCTGGACGGCTACGAGGTCGATCTGGTCAAGGGCTTTGAGTTCTTGGTCGAGTTGATCGAGAAGGCGCTGGCGGCACTGCCCGAACTGCGGGGTGCCCCGTGGACCGGGGTGGGGTCCGACCCGTCGATGGCGGTCCCGGAGGGACCGGGCAAGGGCGGGGGCTGGCGTGCCCCGTACACCCTGGTGATCGCGCTGCTGGCGGCCGACATGCTGCCGGGTAAGCCGATGGAAGCCCTGCGCCGGTCGGTGACCACCGACGGCGACTCCGACACCATCGGCGCGGTGACCGGGGCCATCCTGGGCGCGTGCTACCCGGGTGTCTTTCTCGACATGTGGGAGGGCGAGGGCGGTCTGCGGGATCGGTTCGAGCCGCGATATGTGGCCTGGATCGAGAACGAGGCCGACGATTACGAGTTCGCGGTCCCGGTGCATCACCCGCACAAGAAGCACTGGTTAAAAGGTTTGCTGGGCAGGAACTGACCTGCCCAGTGACCTGGGATTTTGTCTCTGTCACCCCATATGTTATAATAGCTCTATAGGGTTCAACAACCAGGAGGACCATCATGACTGCTGCCATTCCCGGCTGGGTCAACCCCAACGTCAAGGGGTATGACCCGGGCAAGCGCAAGCGCTGCGTGAACGTGGCGTGGCGCAACGGCCGACATGTGCGCATCAAGGAGTGCCCGTTCGGCTATGTCGGCAAGGTCGCCGCCATCACCGGCGTGAACGAGACCTTCATCTACGTGCACATCAAGCTGGGGCGCAAGCCCCACGAGTGGGACGCTGTGGCTTACCTCCCGAAGAATCTGAGGTTGATCTGATGAACGACGGTTTTCGCTGGGTGGCCAGCGGTGACAACTGGCTGATGCCGGTGCGCGAGGTGATCTATCTGCTACAGAAGGTCATGCTGGCCCAGACCGGCGGCATCGTCTGGGTGATCTACAAGAAGATCCTCGACGGCCCGACCTACAACATCGGGGCCTGCCCCGAGCTGGCCGACGCCAAGACCATCGCCCACTTCGACGCGATCTGTTGAGCCCGATAGGAAGGAGACCACCATGGGTGGATGGAACTACTTTGAGGACTCGCCCAGTCCGCGGGCGTATTGGAACTACGGCCCGGGCGATTACGACGAGGGGCCCGACCCGGCCGACTACGCCGAGGACGGGGACCGGGAATGGGACGACGAGGACGAGGAGCGCTTTGGTCCCGAGCCCCATCCCGACGACATTTTCGATCCCGGCTTCACCGAGCTGTCGGTGGGCTCTGGTAGGGAATAGAGCAGCACACCAATGCCTTGAAGAAGCCCTATAGCGAAAGTTTAATGTAGACTCACACACCAGGAATCGAGGACCACATCATGCCCCTACCCGGTAGTGCCAACGCCGCCATCGCCTCGGCGCAGCGCATCCTGGAATCCATCCAGAGCGAGGCCGAGTTCTATCGCGCCATGCAGGAGGGTGACCCGCGCACCAGGTTGGTGCCGTTGTCGAGCTTCAACAAGCAGAACATGGTGCGCTGCCAGCGGATGACGCTGCAGTGGCGCAAGATCGGCCGCAAGGTGCTGGCCATGCACCCTGGGGTGGTGGACGAGGTCAAGGTCGCCTCCAGCGACAAGATCCCCACCGACCACCTGGCCACCCTGCCGTATCTGAACCCGATGGTGGTCTTCGCCGATCCGCCGGTGTTCAAGAGCTGGCTGGCCGACGGCCAGGCCCATCCGTTGTCGGGCAAGACCGAGACCCACATGAAGCTGCTGGGGTTTCTCACCGCGGGCTTCGGCGACGGCATCGTGACCGATCAAAGCGACGGCCGGGTGAAGGTCGAACAGCGTATCTATGCCACCAACAACCTCGACGCCGACCGGTTCGGGATGATGGTGGTGCTGGAAGCCCTCGATGAGACCGGCAAGAGCGTGGGCATCGAGTTCAACACCCTCACGTTGCGCTACGGGGTGGAGCTGACCTTCACCGAGACCGTGGACGACGTGATGAGCCGGTTCCACTGGGACGACGACGAGCACCCCGGCAAGAAGAACAAGCGCTGGATGCGCGAGGTGCTCTCGGTGTGCATCGGGTCCCTCTTCTATTTGTGCTCCACCACCTGTGAGGCCCAGGAGGTGCCGCCGCGGCGTCAGGGCCACAAGATCCCCAAAAAGGTGCTGCGCCAGCCGATGAGCTTCTACAAGATCGGCTGGACCACCGGCCCGGCACTGACCCGCATCCGCCACGAGCGCGAGTTGGTCTGGAAGGAATCCGAACAGGGCGACATCCGCCACCAGCAGGACCCGCAGCACCGCCGGGCGCACTTCCGCATGCAGTGGTACGGGCCGATGGACGGCATCGTCTGCGACAACACCACCGGCAAGTGCGAATGCGGGGGACGCCACCGGGTGATGATCTTCGTGTGCGCCTACTGGACGCACATCGAGCGCCTCGGTCAGGCCGGGATGAACACCGCCCACGTGGTGCCCTCGCTGGGCCGCGGTGAGCCCCGTCAGTCGCTGAAGACGGTGCTGAACATGCCTACCGACGGCAACACCAACCCCCGCCGGAAGGGAGCCTAAACATGGCCACGGTGCATCCCGTCCAGGAGTACTACACGGTGCCCCCGGTGGAATCCCCCAACGGGGTTCCCTCGGGGGAGTGGCGACCAGTGGTCACTCCGCATGTGATGAAGGGTATCTATGAGGTCTCCGACACCGGGCTGGTGGCCAACCTGCGCACCCACAAGATACTCAAGATCCGCACCACGCCCAACTCCCCGATCAGGATCGTGAGTTTGAAGGGCACCAGCGACTCCGGGGTGACCTCGGCGCGCATCGACCGACTGATACTGGAAGCCTTTGTCGGTCCCGCACCCGAGGGCCAAGTGCCCCTCTATCTAGATGGGGACAAGACCAACTGCACGCTGGACAACCTGAATTGGGGCTCGCCGCCGGAAGGCAAGATGATCCGCAGCTATCACTCGGCCAAGAAGACCGCGGCCAAGAAGAAGAGGCCCGGTCCCAAGTCCCATGACGAGGAGACCGAGGTGACGATGGACCGGCGCTACCGCTTCCGCGGGGTGTCCTTGGAGGTGCATCAGAACGGCTCGGTGACACTGATCATCCCCGGAGGCCGCCCGGTCAACATGAGTGCGATCACCTTCACCAGCCTGGCGCGGGTGGTCGGGAAGGCCGACGAGATGAACAAACTCTTGTCGGTGGGCCGCGCTACGGTGAGGCCGGAACAAAAACGAAACCTGTAGCGTTATCCAAATGAAGCTGTAGATTCTTAACACAACCAGGAGGTAATCATGACAGCTGCAACCCTTATCCCCACCACCGCGACCCTGCCCCCGCGCAGCCTGCGCCAGGTCGAGCCCGCGGATTTCATCAATATCGTGCGCACGCAGGACTGGCACAAGCTGGACCTGGTGGTCCCGATGAACACCATGGTCTTCCACAAGGCCATGCTCATCGTCGGCGGCGTCGACCCGGTGCTCACCGAGGACGGCGTGGTCGAGGTCTCCGGTGCCTATCGGCTGACCGAGCACGCCCTGCAGCAGCTGGCCAGCCTCGCCGAGGTCGACATCCCGATCAAGTACCTGCGCCGGATGCGCGACGGTAACGACGGTGATGTCCAGCTGTTCGACACCACGGTCAACCACTGGCTGGCCAAGGCCGACCGTAAGCTGCTGCTGCGCAACCTGTGGGGTCACGACCCCAACCACCCTGGCACCGTCGGCATCTGCCGCGGCATCTTGTCCTCGCGGTATGGCATCCGCGACAACTACGACACGGTCTTGGCCGTGTTCAGTGGGATGAAGGCCGCCGGGCTGGACACGTCCACCGTCAAGGTGCGTCCGGGTGATCTCTCCGATGACCGGCTCTACCTGCGGGTGGAGGCCCCCGGCCTGATGGTGATCGCCGAGGAGTTCCTCAAGGACTACGTCGGTCCCTACGCCAACCGTCACGGCGGCGAGCTGGGTCGGCACCCCAAGGCGGTCTGGGCCGGGATCTTGGTCACCAACTCCGAGACCGGTAAGGGCAAGCTCAAGGTCGTGCCCGAGATCCGCATCGGGATCTGCGACAACGGTGCCCAGATCTCGGTGGACGCCATGGAGAAGGTGCACCTGGGCGGCCAGCTGGACGAGGGCCAGATCATCTGGTCGAGCGCCACCCGGGAGGCGGCCAACGTGCTGACCACCAACATGGTCAAAGACGCGGTCGAGCGCTTCCTCTCGGTCGACTACGTTCAGACCACGGTGGACAAGCTGGCCAAGAAGTCGGGCACCCCGGTGACCGACATCCCGGCCACCATCGAGGTGGTCACCAAGCAGCTGTCCTACACCGACACCGAGGCGAAGGGTCTGCTGGACCACTTCATCCGCGGCGGACAGCACACCGCTGGCGGCGTCCTTCAGGCCGTCACCAGCTGGGCGCAGGAGATCGCGGACCCGGATCGGTCTAATGACTTCGCGGCCACCGGCCTTCAGGCGATGGACATCGCCCACGAGGCCAACAAGCTGGTCGGTGTTCCGGCCTAACCAGACCGGTATCCGGCGGGGAGCTTTTGTCCCCGCCGGATACCTTCATGGGGTGGAGGTCGGGGTCTGTGGTCCTTTCCCCGCCTCCCCTTTCTCCTCTCCGAAAGGTAAGTCATGGCCGCTGCCAAGAAGCCCGCCCGCATTGACGTGGAGCAGTACAAGTTCACCGACTGCCGCGACATGCGCCATCACTGGGAGCCCTACGACGCGATGATGGACGACACCGCCGCGATGGTCTACCGGGTGCTCAAGTGCGCGCACTGCGAGACCAAACGGCACAGTGTGATCTCGGCCAAGAAGGGCCCCGGCTACGGCAAGGTGTTATCCAATTCCTACACCTACACCAAGGGCTATCAGGTCAAGGGTGGGCTGGGTCAGGACAACCTCGCGTTGTTACGGATGCACAACGTGCTGGCCGAGGTGGCTCGCCACATCGAGACCTGAAAGGTTTAAGCGAGGTGCCGCGGAAGGGAAAATGCTTCGCACGAGCCAGGGGCAATAACAAGTCCAGGACATGAGCCTGGTCGGCACCACAGTCCCGCTGGCTCCCTGTCATCGCCTCCTCTTTGACCGTTAATAGGTGAGGAGGTGGTCTTCATGGGCAAGTCCAAGATGGTGCTTCACGGCGGGGAGAAGGACGGCTACGGCCAGGACGGCGAGCTGTTCATCCGGGTCGAGGACTGCCCCACCGTGTTCTACGCCGTGCCCAACATTGACGAGGAGCGCATCCGGGCCACCCACGGCACCGACGCCAAGCGCGAGCTGCGGGACAAGCTGGCCATCCTGGCCTACGAGTTCGACGGCGAGGCCTCCACTGACGACTGCCTCGTCATGCGCCGCAATCCCAAACTCGACAAGGTCATCAAGCTGTAAAACGGCTGATCTCCCGCCCGAATAGATAGGAGGTCCGCCATGTTCAAGAATGCCCACGAGCTGGACTATCAGCGCACCGATGCCAGTTTTAGGCTGGCCCTGCGCCGCTACGGGGATGCCGCCGAGAGCTGGTTCGACGGCAGCATCGACTCGGTGGACGCCCGGCTGGGCTCCTGCCAGCGGTTGCTGCACTCGATCCGGGCCACGGTGGGCCGCCTGGCCGTCACCGATGCGGCCCGGTTCCTACGGGCCGCCGATGATCTAGAGGCCGACCGCCGTGCCCTGACCGCGCTGCGCGAAGACCTGTTGACCGGGGCCTCTGGCCGGGAGGATGTCGTCGGGCCTCCCGGTTGGAGGACCGCGGCCCCCGAAGGGGGCCCGGAGCCCGAGAAGGGCGGGGCCTACGAGCCCTGGCCGCGGCCCAGTCCCCGGCCCGCCGCGCCGACCACAACCACACCCCCGCCCGGGATGCAGCCACCGCCGATCAATCCCCAGGGCCCGGCGGATGTCTACAAGGGCGCGTCGATGTATAGGGGGGCCCCGTTCGCGGGGTACAAGGACTTCGACGCCTGTACCAGCGCCAACTCCGACAAGAACTCACCGGATGCATACTGCGGCAAGATCAAGCACGAGGTGGAGGGCTCTCGTACCGCGGCCGACAATCTTCAGCCCCCCTCGCCGGATAGTCCCGACGTGGAGTTGCCGACGGTGGGTCGGGCCGATTGGGCAGGACAGCATCCCAACCAGATGCACCCGCAGGCCTCCCGGCGCTATGCCGACGAGGACTCCGACCGGCTACACGGCCCGTTCGCCGGTTACTCCGACTGGGAGGACTGCGAGCGCGAGGCCCCCGAGGGGGCCGACGCCGACAAATACTGCGGCAAAATTTATCATCAGGTCGAAAAAGGCCGCCGCCGTAAAGGTGAGCCGCTGACCAACTTCCAGGACAAAGAATCCCGCCGGTACGGCATCGCCTCCCCCGCGGCGGCCCCCCAGATGCCCAGCGTGGACAACACCAATCCACCTCCCGGAGCCCCCGGGGGTGCCGGTACCGCTGCGCCCAGCGCGGCCCCGGGGGGAGCCGGGGCACTGGCCCCAATGCCGCCGTCGGCCGCCCCGATCACGTCGGTACCGAGCACCCGGGGCATCACCCCGCTGGCCGCCCTGGACGGCTCCGGGCGGCGCTGGGTCACCCTGGAAGCCGCTAAATTTGTTGCAGCCCACCCCGACACGTTGGATGACAGTCATGAACTGGCCACCCGGGCACAGCACTATGCGGCGGTGAAGACCTCCACCTTCACCCCGGCGCATTCCGCGGCGCTGTGTGAGGCCTTCGTGGCCCAGGTGTGCGATCTGGGGCGGCGCACCGCCGCCCCCATCGTGCGCACGGCTTCGGCCGTCCCGACCAATATCGACTTCGCACCCGAGGCGATGTTCTTGTAGATATTCACCACACCAGGAGGAAAGATGACCCAAGCCCAGAACTTCTCCATGCCCAACGTGGGTGACCTGATTTCCAAGATCCCCGGCGTCAGTGAGCTGCAGGCGCTCAAGGGCGACTACGACGAGTTCGCGGCCACTGTGGACAAGCTGACCAACTACGTTCAGGACTACTCGTGGATTCCGGGGGCCAGCGCGGTCCTTGGTCCGTTGCAGGGCCTGGACAAGGGCCTGCAGCTGGTCAAGAAGCTGATCGACTTCGTGTCGTGATCTGATGTCCACCCCGCAGAGCTTGACCGTGTTCTCCATCAACGGCTTTCAGGGCAACATGTGGGGTGGCCCGCAGGCCGAGGTGGCGCAACACCTGTCCAATCAGGAACTCAACCTGGCCTACTGGCAGCCCATCGGCTACAACTCGTCGGCCTTCCCGTTATCCACCGGTGTCTCCAGCGGACTGGCCGAGCTGCGGAACCAACGCAACCTGCACCCCGGCCCGTATCTCATCTGCGGATACTCGGAGGGGGCGTGCATCTCCATGAACTACCTGCGCACCGATACCTCCGGTGACTGCAAGGGTGGCGTGATGTACGGCAACCCCTATCGGGCTGCCGGGCAATGGAACCCGTGCGGCACGGCTCTGGGCGCAGTAGGCGATCCCGGCGGTGCTGGCGTGGGTGGCCCCGACCACAATTTCCGCACACCGGATACCGTTCACCACTACTGCCACGGGCCGAACCAGCCCAGCTACGACGGCGTGCCCGGGGCCGACGAGTACACCTGCTGCTCGACGGGCACCGACGGCGACATCGCCAGGATTTTCTATAATTTTGTGTTCAACCAGTGGACCGGTGCGTTTGAGGAAATCCTCGTCGTCGCGGAGGACTTCGCCAAGCAGGCTGGTGTCACGCTGATGCAGGCCATCAAGGCGGGCATCACCTGGGCCGAGTTCCTCGGCGGGCAGTGCAAGCCGCATGTCGACTACACCAGCCACGCGGGCAAGGCGTATCTGGCGAACCTGGCGGCCACGCTGCCATGAACGTCACCGATTGGTTCGCCGAGAAGCTGGTCAAGCCCATCGTGGCCGGGGTGACCGAGGGGGTGCTGGCGGGTATCGCCGCCGAGGCCGACCGCACCATCGCCGAGGTGAGCGCCAACGTGGAGAACGTCGGCGACAATATCACCACCAACGTCAAGGACGTGGAGACCAACCTCACCAATAACCTCAACGGCATGGTCACCAACCTGGTCACCCAATTCAAGGCGCTGATCCCGCACATTCCCGGCCTGGGCTGACCCTGTAGTTCGCTCCCCGAGCAGCCAAGAAAGCGTAGAAGGCTTTTTCGGCTGGATGTAGGGAGTCGACGTGTCATTCGGGATTTTTGAGGCTGCTGTCTCTAGTGAACAAGAAGCCGGGATCGCCAAACAGGCCGCCAAGGATCAGTTCGATGCCGCCGTCTATGACGTGCGCGAAAGACTAGGCCCCGCACTGTTCCAGGCCTCCTCCATCGAGGAGTTCCGCGACCGGGTCGCCTGTATGAAAAACGACCAGTCCATCTACCGGATCATCAGCCCGCACCTGATGCCGATCACCGGGGTGGTGCGCCGCATCGTGGGCAAAAACGGCATCCTGGAGAACGAATTCCGCACCCGGATCGCCTGTGGGGGTACCTGCACCGGCCCGCAGAAGTGCGAGGCCTGCAAGGCCAAGGAGGCTCGTCGCCGCTATGCCGATGGTGGTGATTTAAACCCGTTTGGTGGCGAGCACAGCCTGAAGAATATGGAGAGAAATCTAGGTGGGCCTGGGCCTTTCATGGGCACCGGGGGACCACCCTCTCCCGGTCAGTCCGGGGCCAACATCCCGGCTCCCGGATATGACGGCTCTACGCAAGGAACTACTACGGGTGCTCCAACCCCAACTCCTGGCGGGAAGGCTCCCGCCCCCACCGGTCCACTCATCAATCTCAATCCACCACCCGTACCCGGCCCGGCTGTGACCAATCCTGGTCCGCCGCCCAGTTGGCCTCCGCCCGGTACCCCCGGCGCTGAACCCATTGGTCCCGACATCGACCCCACGACGGGTAAGCCCAAGGGCACTCCCCCACCGGCCACTAGTCCTCATCTTTCGAGGCGCTATGCCGACTTCGCCGATGGTGTGGTGGACACCGATGCCACCTTCAAGCCCTCCGAGGGCAAGCTCATCCCGAAGGACAACTGGGAGGGCTACAAGTCCAAGGTGGATCAGGGCGCGGCCGAGAAGGTGGACCGCAACTTCCAGAGCAGGCTCCGCCGGGCCGACGCCGGTGGTACCTATGACCCCACCGCGCCATCGAGCACCGGCGGCGGTACCACTCCAGGAGGTGGTCTCGGGGGAATGAGCGGGCCCGAAGGTGTCGGGCAATGGGAGGGGGAAGGCGGCGGGCAACGCAAAACCCCGCCACTAAATCCCACCCCGGCACAGGGCGGTCAGTTCAGACCGGCCTCTTATCGCCGGGCCTATGCAGCCTATGCCCGCTGGTGTGCGGCCAATGGCCGGTCCCCGGCCCGGCTGTCTTCCCTGGACGCCTACGCCGCCCGGCTCTCCGACGCTGACTATCTACGGCTGGCCGCCATCATCACCGGCTGCGACTACGAGAGCGATCACCACCCCAAGGTGCCCGGCACCAAGCTGAAGAACAAGGACAAGGTGAGCCGCCGTCGCAGCGCCGGGGAACACGGCCTCCATGGATACTATGACCAGTACGGGACCTGGGGAGGTAGTGATCCGGCCACCAATCCCTATACCGGAGAGCGGGACACAGCAGAGGATGTTCCGGGTCAGCATGAGTGGGAATGGAAGCAGCCGAAAAGTCGGTGGCATAACCAGCCAGGCAAGCATCGGGCCGCCCGTGACCCAATGCGTGTCTATGTTGCCTGGTGTCGCCGCAACGGCCTGGCCAAGCTCTCGGCGCGCAACATCAACTATTTCGCCCAGGGCGATCCACAGGTGGCCTACTACCTGGCGATGCGGGCCAAGCGGGCGATCCGGATGGCCTACCGCCGCTATGCCGAGGAGTACAGCGGCTCCGGCGACGTGGAGAAGAAGTCGGGTCCGTTCGCCGGGGGCGGGGGCAAGTTCCCGGTTGGCACGCCCAAGGACAAGAAGGACGCCAAGAGCGTCTGCAACTTCCCCTCGGTGAAGGCCAAGAACCCCTCGGCCTGCGGGAAGGTCGAGAAGATGAAGGTGAGTGGCTTCGGGCGGCAATACGGGGAACCCGAATACGAATCTTATGAAGAAGGCCCATCCTATGGGCCTGGTGCCACCGGACGCACTTTTCAACGTCCGGTAAGACGACCGAAGGTGAAGCCGCCCCAGAACCCACCCAAGACGAAGGGTGCTTCTCGTCGCTATGCGGCCCCTGACTACCTGCAGAAGGCCGATGACGCGCTGACCCAGCTTCTCAACCAGAAGGCCGAGGAGTTTCAGCAGACCATCGCTCCGCTGCAGCAGGCGCTGGTCACCGTTCAGCAGGCCGAGCAGATCGCCCAGCAGCAGAACCCGATGAACGTGCTGCCCCCACCGGGGACCGTCAACGTACTCCCCAACGGCGGTCCCGGTGGGGGAGCGGGTGCCGAGGGGGGTGCACCCGGTGGTGGCGGCGCAGCAGGCGGGGCCCCCGGAGGGGGCCCGGGCATCGCCGATCAGCTCGGGATGCCCGCTCCGGGTGAAGAGGATCTGTCCGGGGCGGCCAACGCACTGGCCAATCCGATAGGCGGTGGCCCTCCCGGTGGAGAGGCCGGGGGGCCACCTCCCCCGGAGATGCAGATGGCGGCAAGGCGAGGTGGTCAGGGAAAAGGCCGAGGGGTCGCTAGGCCCCTCTACGGCGAGGCGGTCTCTGATCTGTGGCGCGGCTGGCTCAAACGTCAGCCCGGCGGTTTGGGTCGCGGCGGGGAGACCGACTACCAGCAGTTCCAGTCGGAGTCCGGGGTCGGTGAGCGGGCCATGAACAAGCTGCGCAAGCAGATTATGACCAAGCCCGATTGGGACGTGATCAACGATCCCCGGGCGGTGCGCACCCAGGGCGGCACCAGCGGCTACGGCGGGGTGACGGTGGGCCGCCGCCGCCAGGCGGCAGGTGGACAGCAGCCTCAGCCACCACCTCCGCCTCAGCCCGGACAGCCTCGGACGCTCCCCCCGTTCGGCAGTGACTTCTGGAATCGGACCAACCAGGTCCCGCCGAGTTCTCCCGGTATTCCCTCGGGGGGATGGCAGGAGAACTCTCCCGGTGGCGGTCTGCAGAAGCAGATGAGCCGCCGCAGCGGGGGTGCTCATGACTACGACCCGGACAATCCCCATCAGATCTTCGCCCCGGCCCGGGGTCATGGCTGGGAGCACGCTTCCGGGCCCTCTGGTCGCCCGTATGAGCGCCCGCAGCTGACGGAGAAGGGAGATAGCGGCAAGACCCCGCGGGGCCGCCACGAGGGCCGTCGCAAGGTCGCCTGGTCCGGTTGGGGCCCCGCCCAGTTCCCCAAGGTGCGCGAGGTGCCCGGGTGGACCTGGGACACCCATCTCAACGGCTACCTCGCCAACCGCAACCACCATTTCGCCTGCGACTGTGGACAGTCTTTCCCCACTCCCACCGGCTTCCGGGTGTGTGGGGGCTGCGGCAAGCAGTGGAACTCCTACGTGATCGGTACCGGCGGCAACGTGCGCAGCGCCGCCGCCGAGAAGTTCCTGGTGCGCGAGATCCCCGTCCGCAAGGAGGGCGACATGATCGTGGCCAGCCGCCGCCGGGCCGGTGACGTGCCGGGGTACAACTCACCGAGTGCCCGGCTGTTGCGGGAGACCTTGGACAAGCACCGCGGCAACCGGCCGGTGGAGGCCATCGAGGCCTGGGAAGACCCTGACGTGCATCCCGATCCCTTCGACCCGCGGCATATGGCCCGCCGCAGGCGGGCTGCTGAGTACCGGTATCCACCAAGGAATTTGGGCACCGGTACTGAGAAAAGCGAGTTTGGGACTTTTTGGACGCCGGAGCAGGAGCAGGCGGTCATCGACAGAAACGTCGAAAAGAGGAAACAAGAACTCTTTGAGAGAAGTCAAAAACGCCGCCAGCCCCGCAAGAAGGAGCCCCCACAACCGGAATTGTCGCCGGTATTGCAGAAGCCGCCATCCTCCGGTGAACAGCAGCCGTGGGGCAACTATCTGGGCAGCCGCCGCCAGGCCGTCACCCCGTGGAAGTACCATCCCGACGAGAACAAGGGCTCCAAGTACTACGGGCTGGGAGATCAACCACTGAACTATCGGCCCTACAGTCCCAATGATCAGCGCGTTCCCGAAGATTACGTTCATCCCCTGAAGGCCAGCTGGATGGACAAGTACCGGCAGATCAACCCGGAGCACTCCGCCTACGAAGCCGAGCAGGCGTTCTTCGACCGCCCCACCAACTCCACGAAATGGGTGGGGACGCAGAAGGTTAAACCCCCCACCAGAGCCGAAGTCCAAGAGGCCTGGGCTCCGATGAGGTGGCCCGGGGGAAGGTCTCCTCGGTTCGGGTCTGATGTCCAGCTCATCGACCCCCGCACCGGCAAGATCCATCACCTGATTGAGGCCCAGGGGTTCACTCACGACTGGGACGAGGAGCGCAAGCGCCACATCCGCCGCGACACCGGCGAAAGCCCAAAGGGCCGCTCGCCCATGCAGCAGGACACCTTTCAGGATCAGATCTACGCCCCCTCCTTCTGGGAACTGCAGGGCCTGATAGACGAGGACACCCACCTGGACCCCGCCGGGCGTCCCGGTCAGCCCCAGGAATACGCCCAGCGTGGGATGCGCAACTGGCAGCAGGACCGGGCGCTGCGGATGGACGACCTCATGGGGTACCCGGGTGCCCAGATCCCGGGCACCGAGTACAAGCCCCCGGCCCTTTACCCCACTGACACCACGGGGCCCGGTCTTTTCCCCGGCCCTGTCTCCAAGGAGAAGTACGAACTGCCCCCCGAGACCGGGGTCCAGGGTCTGCAGCGCCGCAAGAGTCGGCTGATCCCGCTGCTCGACCGGCACGGCAACATCCACCGGCTGATCGACCCCGGTGAGTTGGGTGAGGGCGAGGACGACGGGCGGCCCACCTTCAAGCAGCCGCCGCGGGACTGGGCCCGCCGCGGTGACGGCTCTCGCTTCGTGATGGGACCGGCCCCGAGATGATGACCGAGCAGCGGGTCGGCCTGTGCGAGACCTGCAAGGAACTCAAGCCGGTGGTCTACATCGACCCGGTGGGCCGGGAGTATTGCGAGGGCTGCTTCATCACCCTGCCGGTGCCCACCGCCACCCGGATCATGGACTTCCTGTGGCGCACCATCCCGTTCCAGGTGGGGGATCGGGTGGAGTGCCGCACCGCCAACATCGTCTTCGACGGCGTCGGTGTCATAGACGAGGTCAGTATCGACCCGGCCAACTACGGCACCCCGGTCTATCCCTCGTTCAGAGTCAGAATCACGAAGAAGGCATACCCAGAAGCTCCTGACGAATGCTGGTACATGGAGGCTCAGCTGCGACGGGTGAGCGATGACTAGCCCGATCATCCCGGCCGGGGGCAACTGGTCGGCCGAGGCGGCCCGGCTCAAGTCGGCCGGGTTCACCGGCCTGCCACGCAACCCCGCCATGGCCCGGGTGGAGGCCCGCCAGGTCGCCGAGACCGTGCAGACCCGCGGCTCACTGACCGATCTGGCCAACAGACGCCTGGCCGCCGACATGAATCGTCGTCGGGCGGCCACCCGGGGTGCCGCCGGGGGCATGATCCGCACGGCCAGTGATCTGCAGATGGCGCTGCCCAAGATCCGCCAGCCGCTGTCCTCTCTGATGGACAAGGGCATCCCGTTTGATATCAACGACGCCAAGCAATTGATCGAGCTACGCCGCTGGTGTCGTCTGTTCTATGCCACCCACGATCTGGTGCCGCTACTGATCGACATCTACAGCAAATTCCCGGTGGTCGGGCTGGAATTTTCCAGCAAAGACCCGCTCATCGAGAAGTTCTACTCCGAAATGTTCCTCGACAAATTGAACTATGAGGAGTTTTTGCCCGATGCCATCGGGCGAGAATACTTCGTTGCTGGGGAAGTCACCACGCTGGCCCATTTCAACGAGGAACTCGGGGTCTGGTCAAGCGAAGAAGTGCTCAATCCCGACATGGTGGCGGTCTCCAAGTCGCTGTTTGTTGAGGAGGAAAGAGTCCAGCTACTCGTCAAGGAGTTGGTCGACACCTTGCGCTCGGGCCCGCAGGGCCACCCCGATTCCCAGGAGCGCCCGAGCGAGCGCCTAGAGCGCACCTTTGAGTACCAGCAGCTGCAGCACTACTACCCGGAGATCATTCAGGCGGCCACCCGTGACGACGGTCTGGACATCTCCGACGCCCTGGTCTCCCGTCTTGTCAACAAGGCCTCCCCCTGGGACCTGCGTGGCACCCCGCCGCTGCTGCGCTCTTTCCGCACCCTGCTGATGGAGGAGAGCCTCAACGCCGCCCAGGACGCCGTCTGCGACCGGCTCTATGCCCCGATGATTCTGGCCACCATGGGCATCCAGGACATGGGCGATGGTGAGCCCTGGATACCCAGTGCCTCGGAGCTAGACGATCTGCGTGATGACCTGCAGTCTGCTCTGGCCGCCGATTTCAAGGTGTTAGTACATAACTTCGGAGTCCAGGTCGCCCCGGTTTTCGGGCGCGAATCGGTGCCTCGTTTCGATCAGGACTACGACCGCGTTGATGCAAAGCTTATGCAAGCCTGGGGAATTGGGCAGGCATTGATTATGGGTGGGACCGGAGCCGGTGGCACCTATGCGTCCTCGGCCATTAACCGCGAAGTCTGTGAACAGCTCATGATGGGCTTCCAGAAAAAGGTTATCCGCCACATGAACAAACGGATGGCCGTCATCGCCGAGGCCCAGGAGCATTACGACTACGAACTCAAAGGTGGGCGGCGCATTCCGCTCTACCGCGAGATCGTGGAGGAGGACCCCGAGACCGGCGAGAAGCGTATCGTGCGGGTGCCCAAACTGCTCATCCCCGAGGTCATTTTTGCCACCCTGAACCTGCGCGACGAGGCCACCGAGCGCAGCTTCGTGATGAGCTTGAAGTCCGCAGGCGTGCCGGTGAGCGACAAGATGCTGGCGATCAACCTGCCGTTTGACGCCCAGCAGGAGCTGGAACGCGAGGCCCAGGAGACCGTGGACAAGGCTATGGCAAAAGCCCAAGCCTGGAAGAAGGTTCAGGATCTGTGCGACCTGCAGGGGCTGCCGTATCCGCCCGAGCTGGCCGCGCACCTGGAAGCCACCCTGCAGCTGCGCCAGATGTTGCAGCAGACCAACCAGCTGGATCTGCAGACTCAGATGCTGCAGCAGCAGAAGGATCAGATGACCCCGGCCGGGCAGGTCGGGGCGCTGCCGGGAAGTGCTCCGATGCAGGGGGTGCCTCCCGAGCAGCAAGGGGCGATGGCGGGGGCAGTTCCCGGCCAGCTGCAGCCCGATCAGCAGCAGCTCATCCAGCAGGCTCTACAGGAGGTTCAGGAGGCCCAGGGGGTGGAGGCCCAGGCCCAGGCCGAGCCGCCGATGGCCTCGGGGCCGTCCTCGTCCCCGCTGAACAACTCGGGGCAGATCGGTGGCGGCGGTGTCGAGCCGTCGCGTAACCGCAGCCGTCCCGAGGAGTCCGATGAGCAGCGGGCCGGTGCCCCCAAGGCGGCCTCGACGGCCTCCCAGCGCTGGGCCGACCGGGTGGCCAACGTCAACGGCAACCACGAGGTCGAACCCCAGGACCACCGGTTCGCCCGCGGGCCATCCAGCGTGGGGCACACCCGCCACGCCAGCGAGGCCCAGGTGGAGGCCGCCGTGCTGCGGCGGCAGATGTATGCCCGGCATTCGGGCACCCCGTTGGTCTCCGATCTGGTCGAAGACCCCAACTTCTACCGGATGTGCAACGCCACCGCCGACGAGCATGTTATCCGCGGCGACTGGCCCGAGATCCGGGCCGGAAGGGCCAAGGAGTCCGCGAGGCTGCTGCACGATCTGGTCAGTCAGTACGAGGAAATCACGGGAGTCCAGCCTATTTGGGACTAGGAGGCGATCATGTCATTGATCGGCGAATTGGCCCGGCGAGGCATTGCCCTCACCGCGAACATCATCGAGCTGGGCCGGGAGATCTACGGGCGTGAGTACCGGCTGCCGCCGCACGCCCTCGATGAGGATATCTCCGACTGGGCCGGTCCCGACGACATGTGGCCGGAAGATCCGGTGATTGCTGACACCGCCTCTGAACCCGAGCTTTTAGTCATCTCACAATGGGGACTGAAGCTCCCCAGCGGGGAGATGGCCTGGAATAGCTGGTGGGGCGTACAATTCGGCGATCCACTTAATCGGATGCTCATGGTAGCCAAGCTGCAAAGAACTGGCTTGGATCTCGGCTTTGCCGAAACCCAACTGGGGAAGTTCTTGTGTCATTACAGTTGGGCTACGCGCAATCAGATCGCCACCGTGGTCTACGAAGATACGGGTGCCTACCCCCTGACCCATCCCGAAGTCTCGGCGCAGCCGCCCGGAGAGCAAGGCCTACAGCAAAATGAAAACGAAAGTGAAGATGGCCTCCAGCCCGCCGTCAGGGATGATCCCGATCCAGGTGTTCACTGCCGACCTCTGGGAGGCGATGAGGGGTGAGGTGCGCGAGCAGTTGCACAGTCTCCCCGACGACGAGTTCTTGGCCGTGTTCCCGTCCTGGGAGAAATTGCCGCCCGATGTGCAGGAGACCAAGATCCGCATCGCCCGTGACGAGTTGCTGGCCGTGCTCGACCGGGCCGGATACCAGGTGCGGCGCAAAAAGGCTCTGGCGCAGAACGACGCCGAGGTTTAGTCTACTTTCGAGAAACACACGGCCGGGTGCACATCTATTTGTGCCGATTTGTCGTGCGTTACTTGGAGTGTGCTAGCAAACTCTTTTGATCAAAGCAAAGGTCAGCCCATGATTGGCAACGGAATCCGAGTTCACTATCACACTGAGCCCGTCGAATCGAGTGATCAAGCGATCAGCCTGGCCGCCTATTTCAACAACCATGGCCAGCTGGCCTACAAGGAGACCGACGATCAAGTGATCGTCCCGGTGGAGGCCCCCACCGAGGAGATCGCCGCGGCCACCGAGCGCCAGGTGCACATGCTGCGCACCTGCTGGGAGCTGTTCTGGGAGCACACCGATCAAGGCATCTTGGAACTCCCGGTATACCTGGTCGATTCATAACCCTGTAACCGAGCGCTTCAGCCACCAGAAAAGGTGACAACACCTACTGGAGGCTGCCATGGCGAAGGTTGGCGATTCGGCGCACACGCCCCATGGACTGGGCACCATCACCGAAGTCGACACCGTGCGGGGCCGCTCGTCGTTTCGAGTCGCGGGCAACGGCTTCAACGTCTGGGTCGATGAGCTGAAACTGCATGTGGCCACTCCGCACTACGCGGACCTATCGGCCACCATCGACCCCGGCTGGCACCCGGTGGTGGACCGCAAAAATGTGCTGCCGTATGACCCCACCCCGCAGTATCACGTGGACATGTTCCGGGCCGATCAGAACATCTTGCCCGGCGACCACGAGATCGACGCCGACGACCGGCTGAGATCGTCCTACTCCCAAAGCGGGGACTCCACCAGCGCCAACCGGCCCTATCCGGGTCCCAACCCGGACCTGTTCGCCAAGAGCAGTGCCTATCACTACGCCTACGACCCCGCCGACGTTGACTCTTACGGTGTCAATCTAGAGGGGCAACAAGTTGCTCCACCCGCTACTGGGTTTCCTGCGGGAGGTCCCCAGGACCGTTTCCAGGCTTCTCGTCACTACGCCGAGTTTGAGGACGCCCCCGAGGCCCCCGACTGGGGCGACGACGAATGGCATGCCGATCTGCCCGACGGTCCCGAGGACACGCTGCGTGAGCACGCCGCGGGCAAGCACGAGAGGCCCGGCCAGAGCTACAGCCGCCCGATTCTGGAAGGCAATCCGGGTGTGCATCGTGTTTCCGACTACGACAAGACCCCCGACTACGAGGAGCATTCCGACTTTTCCTTCCAGCGCCCGGCCGGGCTTTCCAACCGCTACGCCTGGATTCCCGAGGAGGTCGACCACAACGACCCCATCGTGGCCTTCCGCCGCGACCCGGTGGCCTTCATCGAGGCGGCCCAGTTCCTGACCGCGGGCGACTACGACGACGACGAGCTGGAAGCCCGCTACGGCAGCTACGCCGACCTGCTCTCCGCCGACCGGCTGATGAAGACGGCCAAGTGGACCGATGTGCGCCAGAAGGCCCAGCGGCTGCGCCGCGAGGGCCGGGTGCACGTGCACGACGTGGACTTCGACCGGATCTATGCCACCGTGCAGGGTGATCACGGCACCTACGACTGCATGATCAAGAAGGGGTCCACCTACGGGCTGGGCGGGCAGTCCATCTCCAACTGGCATTGCGGCTGTGAGTGGGGCAACTGGGCGTTCAAGCGGCGTTACTCGTTCATCGGACGGCTGTGCTCCCACGGCTACGCCTGCTACCTGGAGATGCAGTCGCGGCACATGAAGGAGAACCCGGCGCATTTCGCGCCGCGCAAGTTCTTCCATGCCCGGGCCGGGGTGGGCGAGGAGGCCCTGCTGGAACACGCGCCGCACCTTCAGCAATTGCCCGAGGAACTGCGGCGGCATTTTGAGCGCAATCGTCCCTACGAGGAGGAGGACGATTCGGCCCGGTATTCCAGGCTGGCCGGGATCGTGGAGGACTACAAGAAGTGGTGCGAGGACTATGACTACGGTCCCGAACCCGCCTCGGTGGCCGACTTCTTATCCACCGCCGAGGAGGACGTGTCCGACGAGGACGCCGAGAAGCTCTACGACTATATCCACGAGCACTCGGAGGAGACCCCCGAGCGCGAGTTCGACGTGGACTACACCTTCGACCCGGACAAGGTCTACAAGCAGTCCGACATCCTGCGCACCACCCCCGGCCGCCTGCAGCCCGCGCTGCACCAGGTGCCCCCGCCCGCCGACTCCGAGATGGTCGATGTCACCAAGGACGAGCGCGAGACCACCGCCCCCGATCAGATCGTGCACTTCTCCAACCTGCAGCAGCAGATCGTGGCCAGCCTGCACGGTGCGCCCATGCAACGCACGGCCGACGACCCCCATCATGACTGGTGGAACCCCTTCTCCTGGGATCACCGGGAGGATCTGCCCGCCAACGGCGCGGATTACCAGATCGGTACGCATTACAACAAAGCGCCTGATGCGAAAACGCTTCCCCAGGGTTTCTACGTGCAGGTGCACAACCCGGTCTTCGGAGGCCGAAACGAACAGAGCTGGACCGTCGAGCAGGCTCCGCATCAAGGGAAGATTCCCGGTACGGACTGGGAGGTCGGCCAGAATTTTGCCGCTGATCAGGCGGATACGGTGAACGCCAAGCTGAAGGGCACCGGGTTCTACACCGAAGCGGGTCCGGGCGGGGACTTGCAGATCAGACAGCAACCCACGACCTCGGTTCACCAACTTGACCCCAAGACTGGCCAACCGGTCCTCACCAGTGCCGGTCAGGGTGCTCCTTCCGGCGGCCAGGGTGCTCCCCCTGGCGGTCAGGGAACTCCCCCCGGTGGCCAGACCCTGCCGCCCGGTGTGTTACACGGGAACGAACCGGGCTTCAACCCCACCGAAGGGCCCCTCGCTGGCTATTCGGGTCTGCCCCGGTCGGTGGGACAACCCAGCAAGGGGATCAACCCCGACTGGGCAGAACACCCTCTTTTCAACCCGGCGCAGGGTGCCCCGAAGTTCGATGCCAACCCGAACACCTATGCGGGCGGCGCGGAGAACTACAACCGGATGATCGGGGTCACCACCCGCCCCGGTGCCACGGGTTCGGGTGCTACCGCCAATGGCGGGATGGGCAGCGGAGCCGGGTTCGGCGGTGCCGGTCACCAGCACGACGGCACCTGGCTCACCTCCAATGAGACCACCCCCATCGACCAGTCCCACGGCTATTCCGCAGCGGGCGGCTATCAGATGAACGGGGGTGACACCCTCTACAACATCTCGCACCGGATGGGGCTGAGCGGCAACACCGACAGCCTGCGCGTCAAGGACTCTACGGGCAACTATCAGCAGATCAAAGACCCCAACAGTCTTGCCGTGGGCACCCAGGTCTACTCGGTGGGAGCCGATGGCCAGCCCCAGATGAAAGCGGGCACCTCCCCCTCGGGTCTGAAGCCGTATGACCCGAACGCACCGCAGACACAGCCGGGGGTGCAGGGTCCTCAGCAGCCAATGGTGGCCCCGGATGTCACTAAGACTCCTCCCACACCGGCTGCCAATCAGCCTGGTCCCATCGGTCCTTCGGGAGCGACACCTCCTCTTTCACCGCCATCTCTCCCGGCTCCTCCCGTTCCGGGCAAGACCAGTAGGCGGGGGCGGCGCATCTATGTCGCCGCGGACACCCTCGACATTCATTCACCGTCACCGTCAAGTGGTGGTAAGTCGGCTGGCCCGCCGCCCGACTCCGATGACGACGACACCGCCGATCCGAAGAAGAAGAAGACGGCCCCCGACGGGGGCCCGGGTGCCAATGCCCCGGTCGGTTCCCCCGGTAGCACCGCCGGGCCCAGCCCGAGCAATGCCCCGCCGGGCATGTATGGCCCCAACACGATGGGCATGGGCAACATCGGGCCTGCGGGCCTGGGCATGGGCCTGCCCGGAGGCGGCCTGGGTCTGGGTGGGGGCGGCAGCATGATCCCCAACGCGGTGGGGGCCGCCGAGCAGGTGGCGGCCCCGATAGCCCAATCCATCGCCCCGGCCATCGGCAATGCCCTGTCCACCGGCCTGGGCTTCCTGCGCTTCCTGTCGGCCGACGACCCTGACAACGATGACGACGAGATGCGTCCCGATACCGGGGAGGCCGCCGCCGACCTAGACGAGCTGCGCGACCTGTGCGCGGAGCCCGACGACGAGCACTACCAGCACATGGACTCCTATAACGACGAGATCCGTGAGGTGATGGAGGAGCTGCACGACGCCGGGGTGATGGCCAGCCCGTTTGTGGCCAGCCTGCACAGTGCCGCCGAGTTCTTCCCGGCCGACGCCATGGGTAACTTCCGCGGCCAGTCCACGCCCAACTGGGCCGACATCCCGGCCGCCGGATCGGGCCCGGCCCCGAAAAACTACATCTCCGACTCGGAGAGCTACCTGGACACTCACGAGCGCAAGGACATGCGCAACCTGCTGGCCGAGCCGCCCGACGACAGCCCCATCATCAAGTTCAACGACGGGCGCTCCAAGCCCCCGCAGGGACCACGGGAGGGCCGTCGCCGTCAAGGCCTGGCCGAGACCTTCGGGGATCTGGGCGGCTCCATCTACCCCAATCCCACGCTCAGTGAGGGCAAGGCCGGGCATATGACCCGTTCGGCCCCCGCCGGGGGCCCGGGCTACGGGTACCAAGGCGGGGAGCCGCTCAAGCGCAGCGTCACCACCAGCTATCACTACGGTGACTACGCCGACGAGCAGAGTGGCTTTTTCAATCCCGAGGGCCAGCCCACCGCCGAGGACTGGGCAGGCCCCGACGAGTTCGCCGATCAGCTGGCCACCAGTGCTCAGCAGGCGGCGGGCACCATGCCGACGCGAGGCGGCGGGGGTGGCGGTGGTGAGGAAGCCGAAGGCGGGGAGGCGGCTGCCGCCGCCGAGGAGATTCCTCTGGTGGTGGCGAATCGAGGCGGCTTCTCCCTAGAGGCCTTCGACCGCGGCGAGTTCGCCCCGGTGGGCTGGGACGCCGGGGGTGGTGCGGCCCAGTACTCCGGGGAGCTGCGCCGGGCCGCTCGGATCGGCGGGGGCCCCACCCAGGCGGTGCGCATCGACCCGGGCATGCGTCGGGGCAACAACCACCCTAGCCACGAGACTTACGCCAACGTGATGAGCGACAGTTTCGGCAACGACGGCGATCCCCAGCTCACCGAGTACGGGGAGCCCGCGGCCACCCCGATGGGTTCCGACATCGTGGCCCAGTTCCACCGCAGCGGAGCCGCCCAGGCCATCTACCAACAGCAGGCCTCGTCGGACGCCGACTACTTCGCGTCCAGCCCCTACGTGCAGGGCATGCTGCGCACCGCCGGGCGCAAGTTCACCCCCGAGGAGCAGCGTGAGCTGGAAGAGGAGGAGCACCATCTGGGGGCGCGCAATCTGCCCACCGATGCCGATCTGGTGGGCACTCACTACCTGCTTGGAATGTAGATGGGTAACCGCCGCGAGTTCACCGCCAGCCACACCAGGGCGGCCACCACCTTAGAGGCCGCTCATCAGATGTTGATGCCCTACCGGCACAACAAGATGGCGGCGATCCGGCAGGGTTTCCAGTTCCGCCCGGGCTTCCTCTACACCCAGACCCGGGCCATCGCGGCGCGCATCAACCAGAACTTCGACGGCTGGCCGTCCTCGGAGCTGAAAAAGTCCTACCGCACCTTCATCGGCAAGCCGTGCTTTGTCAACCATCAGAACTTCGATCCCCGCAAGGCCCGCGGCAAGGTCATCGCGGCCCGCTATATCGAGAACGGCCGGGACAAGTACGTGGACGTGATCCAGGAGATCGACGCCGCCCGGTTCCCCAAGCTCGCGCACGAGATCATCAGCGGCGGTTTGGATTCGGTGTCCATGGGGGTGGAGGCGGGCTTCACCATCTGCTCCTACTGCGGCAACAAGGCGGTGGACGAGGACGAGTTCTGTTCCCACGTCAAATACCACAAGGGCCGGGTGCTGCCCCGGATCAATGCCCGCACCGGGGCGCACGAGGACGTGCTGGTCTACGAGAAGTGCCACAAACTCGGCTTCTTTGAGTTGAGTTTCGTCTTCGACCCGGCCGATGAGACCGCGGTGGTCTCCCGGGTGTTGCACGCTAATCGCCACGGTGCCAAAGGGGAGTACGGCCCCGGTGGCCCCGGCTATCAGGGTGGCGGTAGCTACGACAAAGAGAACCGTGGTGTCTGGCATCAGGATGATGTGCCTGTATCTCCGGTCATGGGGGAGCTTGAAGGACTGGGCTGGTTACACCGCCGTATTCCCTACAGTGCCGAGCATGCAGTCAAGCATGAGGGATGGAAATGGGTTCCTCACCGCGATGAGGACTGGGAGATGGACCCCAACGATCCCCGTCTGACCGCCAGCCCTGCCCCTATCCATAGGGCTCGCATCGCCCAGGGACAACAGCAGCAGATCCCTGGTGAGCTGCAGACCTACGTCGACTTTCCCTATGTCGACATGCCCCCGGTGTCAATGCCCGAGGCCAGCCGTCGGTACGCCGATGCCGATCTGCACAGTGGCCCGGGATACAGCGGCCCCGACACACCGTATCGCTCCGATGATCCGACGCATGGACCCAACATGAACCCACCGTGGTACCGGGCCCCGCTGCAGCAGAGCGTGCCCAGCCAGAAGCAGATCATGCCGCCCGGCATGGGGGCCCCCTCCGACTACCGGGCCGGGAGCTATCACTTCGGTTACGGCGAGTCCGACCAGCCGCCCGACGATGGTGACTGCTTCTGCACGTGCGATGACCACGACCATGAGCACTGGGAAGCCACCGGCGAGGAGGCCCCGGAGGACATCGACACGCTGCGCGATGACGACGGCTCCGACGACGGCGACTTTAAACACTACGTCGAGTCACCTAAAGAACTAGAGGGTCCTGATCTCGATCAGACCAAGCGCCTCGACCGAGCGCAGGAACAGGAAGGCCTCGACACGCAACGCCGTGTGGAGGACGTGGAAGACATTGGAGGGCTCCCCATGGCCAGTCGCAGTGCACGCCGCCGCCGCACCCAAAAGAGGGCACGCATGAGCAATGTGCTGATGGACCCGCGTACCGGGCGGCGTTACTACGCCGCCGATGACTTCCCGCCACCCGAGGACGATTTCGGCGGCGGGGGACCGCCGCCCGATGACGGTGGTGGCGACCTGCCCCCGTGGCTGCAGGGTGATCAGGGCGATGGTGGCCCGCCCCCCGACGAGGACGAGGACGAAGGCTACGGCGGCGATGAGGGGGCCGAGGACGAGGGGGATGAGGGCGACGGTGGCCCCCCACCCGATGAGTCCGACGAAGACCTCATCTCCGAGGCCGAGGAAGACCTAGAGCGCGCCGAGGAAGAGGAGGGCGGTGGCGACGAGTACGGCGGCCCAGAAGACGAGGAGGAGGGCGAGTACGGCCCCGAGGGCGGCGAGGAAGAGGAGCCCGAGCAGGGCGGTGGCGGGCTTCCCCCAGAATTTCTGGCTCGCCGTCATGGAAATTACCGCAGTTCCGACCAGAAGAAGAGAAGGGCAAGGAGAGGACGACCCATGAGCCTCGCACAACGTCACCGTGTGGCCTCTGTTGGCCGTCGTGTCCACTATGCCGATGACAGCGGGTATTTCGACGGCGGCCCCTATGGCGAGGACAACCAGGGAGTCAAGGAAGACACCTTCATCTCCCAGACTCCCGGTGCCGAGTCGTTCGACCCGCCCCAGCCCGGCGACTCGCCGATCTCCAACACCGAGAACAACCTGGTGGCCCGGATCATGCGGCGCAACGCCGAGCAGCGCCGGGACATGATCGCCTACGAGCAGATCACCGGGCGGCGCATCGGCAAGGAGGAGCCGAACCCGTGGAAAGACTGGCCGACGAACGAGAAGATAGACCCCTCCTCTGCTCAGGCGGGCCTGCAGGCGGCGGGGAGCAGGAGAGGGCCACGACGCTACTACGGCGAGGCCACCGAGATCCCCACCGAGGTCAACCCGACCGTCAACACCGGCTCGGCCGGGGAAGCCGAGACCGGCGACAGCTTTGAGTCCCTCGGCGAACCGCCGACCGAGACCGATCCCGGACACACCGCCAGCTTGGCCCCCTTCCAGGCCTTCAACACCTGGCTGTACAACACCACCGGGCGCACCGCCCGCCAGCATGCCAGCCCCGACTTCATCCGCCGTCAGGCGGCCCGGTATTGCCAGGCCACCGGCTACACCGTGGAGTCACTGTTCCCCGCCCTGGGAATGGTGCTGCGAGAAGCCAGAACAAATGAGAGGAGGAGAACCGCCATGCGCTACGCCGATGTTCAGGATTCCAACCTCGACGCCGCGGCCCCGCAGGACCGGGAGGATGTCGAGGCCCCGGTGTCCGACACCACCAATGCGCTCGCTCAGGCCTCTCAGCCCAACGAGGGCGACTTTGGCAACAACGCCGGGGACGACCTGGCCGAGCCGGTGCTCGACACCGACTCGCAGATCTGGGCCCCCGGGGAGACCCCGGAGGGGTTCTCCACCAAGAGTTCCAACCGGAGGGCTGACGGCATCACCGCGGTGCGTTACGCGGAGGCCTTCATCACCGCCGGGCTAGCCCCCAACACTCCCGAGGAGAAGTGGCGGATCGCCGGGCTGGCACAAACGATGCGCCACGGAACCATCGTGGACCGCATCAGACTGCTGGACGCGGTGAACACCGTGCACATGGCCAGCAGACGCCGCACCGCAGGAGTTAGCGGTGCCGGTCGCGGTATCCCCCAGGGCTTCGGCGGTCGCCAGATGACCGCGGTCAATGGCGGGGGAGCCGCAAGCGACATCGCAACGGATAGCGCGATCTTCCTGAAGTAGCGCTAGCAAACCTGAAAGGAGGCGAGACAGATGTTCCGGCCACCGATCTCCAACCCGGCGCTCAAGCGCACGATCAGACCGATTTATGCTCAGCACCAGGCCACGACCTATGGCGGATTTCTAGACCCTAACTGGGCTCGCTCATTCGACATCTATCCCGGCACCGTAATGTGCCGACTCAGCAAGGAAATTTTCACCCCCTACACGGCCTCGGGAAACCAGAAGCCGTTCGGCCTCTCGGCGTTGTTCCTGGCCCCCCAGCTGGGAGTGGACGAGTCCACGGCCACCGGAACGAACCTGTTCACGGTCTGGGTGGGTGGAGAGCAGGCGGTCTTTGAGATCCTGGCCCCCGGCTTCGACTCGACGGCCAACTGGACCGCCACCAATGTCACCGACGGCGGGTTCGCCCTTCTCACCGGCACGGCCCAGGGCCTGCTGACCCCCACCGGGGCCAACAACGCCAACGCCATCGCCGAGCTGATCGACGTGCCCGACACCGGCAAGATTCTCGTCCGACTGAACCGCTACAACTTCGCGTCTTCAGTCGCCGTGGGCGCAGCGTAAGGAGGCGAACCCATGACTACGGCAATCCCGCAGGCCATCGGCTCTGGCCTGCAGCGCATCGCTCGCAACAGCGAGGACTACGTCGCCGACATCCAGCGCGTGATGGACAGGATGGGCGGGCAAAAACTCTCCCACCGTCAGAAGCAAGCCAAACTCGCGCATATTCTCGGCGACCGGCAAAACGGAATGATGCGACTCGGGCAAAGCATGATTGGCCCGATTCAACTCCAGCTCCGTTACCAAGGTATTTTGAGAAACGTATTGCTGGAAGACACCCTCACTCCCGGCGTACCCATTCAGTACGATGTGCTGGATGACCTTGGACAAGCGTATATGCTCCACGGCGATGAGGGTGAGATCAAAATAACGCCGTTTGAAGGCAAGCGTGTTGAGGTGCAATTGTTCCGTATTGCGTCTTTCCCGAAGATTAAAAAGGAAGACCTCTACTATTTGCGCAGCAACATCGTAGAATATACGCAAGACATGACCAAGCAAGCGATTATGCGGCAGGAAGATAGCCGTTTGGTGACGCTATTGGAAGTGTCTGTGGCAAACTATCGACTGGTGGACACCACCGCGGTCCCGGGCACCGGCTCGCTGCCCAACGAGATCACCATCGGCGGTTCTGTGCTGATGCCCTCGGATCTCTACACCGCGGTCACCTTCACCGATCAGCGCATGTTGGACAGCTCTCGGCTCTTGTGCAACCCGCAGGAGTACCGGGACTTCTACCGCTGGGAGATCGCCACGACTGGTTGGGCCTTCAAGGACAGCGTCGTTGCTGGCGAGAAGATTGTCCAGTTCGGTGAGTTCCAGATCGGCAAATCCATCATCATCCCGCGTGGCACCGTCTACCTGACCCCCGAACCCACCTTCCTGGGTGTGTTCCCGGTCATGTACTCCCTCGATGTCGAGGAGAACAACCAGGTAGAACAGTTCCACAAAGGCTGGGTGATGGACGAACTCGTTGGAATGGTGGTCCTCAACCCGCGGGGTATCATAATCCTCCGCAAGGCGTAGGAAACTGTCCCAGCAAACAACAGGATGCCATTCCCCGTATAGGAGGGATGGCATCCTGTGTTTGCTAGAAGGCTGCTTGTAACGGGCATCCTGTTCTTTGTCCTGCTCTGGCTGGTCACCGCCCCCGCCCCGGCGGGGGCGCAGCCACCAGTTCCGATACCCGTCCCGGTTCCGCCCACCCCTGGAATTGGTGGCGTTATCGGCAGCATCGGTGGTCTTGGTGGCCCCGGTGGTCCTGGTGGTCCTGGCGGTGGCTTCGGCAGCGGTTCACCGGGCCTCGGCGGCGAGCCGGGCATCGGCTTCATCTCCCCGTCCCTGGCCCCGCCGACCGGAGGGGTCTTCCTGTGTCCCGGCGTCGGGGCTGCCGGTGCCTCCATCGGTGCGGGCGGTGGCTACTGCGACTTCGACTTTCGGGAACTCATCGGCGGGCACGGCAACATGCATACCCACTGCGAGTGGGGTGGGTTCTCCCCCATCGTTCAAATGTGGAATTGCTGGCGTGTCTTTCCTGGGCAGCCAGATCACCCTAAATTGCCTGATCCAGACATTATCCCTGATGGAATGGGTGTTCCATTCGCATTAGCTGGACCGACTCCTGACAATCAGTGGCCCCCGCTCGGCCTGGCTCCCTGGCAGGACTTGCAGCCGCCACCTCCATCCCCTGGCCCACCGCCACCCGAAGGTCCACCTCCTGGTCCACCCCCGCCACCTGAGCCTCCACCACCGCCGCCACCGGGACCATTCGGTCCACCCCCGCCGCCCCTGCAGGGCCAACTCGGGCCTGCCGAGGGGCCGATAGGACTCGCACCGTGAAAAGGCTGGTATTGCTTGCGTGCCTGCTCATGATCGGTGCTGGATGGCGAGCGCCCACAGTCCATGCCGATGGCGCTACCCAGTGTCCCTACCCCGGCGTCGGCATACTGCAAGTGAATATCCTGGGCATTGGTGGCGGGTTCTGCGACATGCCCACCGAGATCAACGGGTCACACTGGCACTGTCAGGCTGGCGGAATCAATGTCGGCGGTGTGTTCGGCGGTGCGAGCGGTCCCCTGAGCGTGGGCGGTAACCCCGCTGGCATCGGTGGCCTGAGCTGCAACTGGCGCTGCCCCGACGGCACCGACGCCCCGGCCCCCAACCCTCCCGGCGCGTGGGTGCGCTTCCTGGTTCCGATGGACACCACCAACTTCTGCCGCGACCACATGGGGCCTAATGGTTTTTGGACCAATCCCGTCTTGTCGACCGAAGGACTCCCGCCAGCAGGAGAACAGCAGCCGGTGGTGGTTCCCCAGCCGGTCCCGGCCCCGGTACCGTGGCTACCTCCGCCGCCACCGCCTCCACCGGGTCCTCCACTGCCTCCCCCACCTCCGTCGATGTGGCCACCCTGGGATCAGCCAGGGCCACCGCCACCGGAAGAGGAACCATCGCCCATAGGACCGGGGGCGTTACCGGGACCAATAGCGCCGGGGGTGCCGTAAGCTACCAGCACTCC